GTTCCACCTGCAACAAATCTATCTAATGTATTTGAGTAGGCGATTGTTCTAATTAATGTTCCACCAGTGAATAATGTTCCACCAGTAGATGCACTCCAAGTTAAACCATCAGTTGAATATCCAATTGTATTTCCAACACCAACAGCAACAAATCTGTTTAATATTGGTGAGAAGGCGACACTATCAACCCTTGATGTAAATACACTTGTTGCGTTTATAGATGGAATCCATGTAACACCATAATCAAGTGATATACATATCTGTGGTGCTGTTAATAACTGTCCAACCGCAACATCCCTTCCATTACCATAACTAAATCCATAAGGGAGTTGCATCATAGTTTTTAAGTTTGATGATTGTGTCCACACATTTCCATCTGCGGATAAATAAACTGCGTCTGTGGTTGCTCCTGATATTCCACCCAATAAGAAGTATGTTCCATTCCATCCAATTTCTCTTGGAACAAATGAACCAATATATCCATCCATTGATGTAACACCAGTCCAATTTATACCATCAGTTGATGTTGCAACCCTTGATGATGCACTACCCGCTGTTCCTGATTGTCCACCAGAAACCCATATTGAACCATTTGTTCTTAATGCGTATACCGCTCCACCAGTTCCACTAAATATTGTATTTACATTTCCAACACCCTTCCAAGATGTGGTATCAGTTGAATAACCCATTTCATTAATACAGTTATCCCTTAATATTTCATTTCCATTTTCAGTAAGGATATATCCATTACCTTCGGCTTTAATAGCACAATACACATCAGGTGGGATTGGTGAAGGTGTAGGTGTTAAAGTTGGTGTAGGTGTAACCGTAGGGGTTACAGTTGTTGTCGGCGTAGGTGTAGGGGTTGTAGTAGTTGTTGGGGTTGGTGTTAAACTACTTGTAGGCGTAGGAGTGATTGGAACACCTGAACTTGTAGGAGTAACTGTTGGTGTAGGTGTTAAAGTACTTGTTGGTGTAATACTTGGTGTAATTGAAGGTGTAATACTCGGAGTAGGAGTTGGCGTAGGTGTAATAGGTAAAGGACTTGGTGATGGTGTTGGTGAAGGATTTGGAATGAATTGTGCATAGATATCATCTATCGCTCTTTGCTCCCCTAAATAATCACTAAATTTCTTTCTGTAAAATACCTTACTCATTTATTATACCTTTTAATTCTTCAATCAATTTATTTATATTCACATCACAATTTGTTTTAAATCTATAAGATTTTTCTTGTGTTATTCTGTCATCATCTTTTGTGAATCTAACCTTCATAATTAAATCACAACTATCCAATTCCAATTCAACACTCATTACCTTATATTCATCAAATGCAATATCATTTATTCTATACATAGATTATAGTGCATAGGTTATTTTAACTATACCACTACCACCATTACCTGATATTCCTGTTGAACCAACACATCCTCCACCACCATTACCTGTGTTAGCGGCTCCATTAGAACCATTTATCACACCTCCTGATTGACAACCATTTCCTGCTCCACCAACAGAATATCCTGGTCTATTATTTGATGAACCACCATTACCAGCACAAGTAGCACCATTATTTCCTTGTCCGACAGTTCCTAATCCACCACTACCACAAATAGGGTCGGCACAACCTCCTGCACCACCATTACCACCAGCATTACCATTATTTGCGCTACTAAGGCTTGTCGGTGCTCCACCACCTCCACCACCAATTGCTGTAAATCCTAATCCTGTTGTGTTACCTCCATTTTCACCATTTTGTGAATTACCACCACCAAGACCACCATTACCAATATTAATAGTTCCTCCAGTATTAACTGTTATTGATGAATAGTATATTTGGCCTCCGCCACCACCACCGCCACCTGAACCGCCAGAAGAACGACCTCCTCCTCCTCCACCACCACCAGCAACCATCAATAATTCTACATTACCACCTTGAATTACTGTTAAAGTTCCTGATGAATTAAATGTATGTGTTCTAAATCCACCTGAATCAGTAACAGTTCCACCACTCATTATTACTTTTGGTATAGCACTTGAACTTGGTGTAGGTGTAGGTGTTAAACTACTTGTTGGCGTTGGTGTAACCGTATTAGTAGGGGTAATAGTTGGTGTAGGAGTCAAACTACTTGTTGGTGTAACCGTCATTGTTGGGGTTACACTTGGAGTAGGTGTTGGACTAACCGCAGGTCCACTTGAAGGTTGTGGAACATTCATTAAAATACCACCTATCCAAACATTTCCACCCTGTCTTGAACCTGGTGGATAAATCATATCATTAATCTTTGGTTGTCTTCTTGGTGCTTGGTAAGGTCGTAATTTCATATATGATAAATATAATATAGGCTTATGAAAATGGGGAGATTTTAACCCCCCCATATTTCAAGGTTTTTATTAAGATTGGAAAGTAAAACCACCCGCAGTGAATACTGCTCCAATAGTAGTTGTTACTGCAACCTCTCTAATTGATGTTGGTTCTCCACCAGAAATTGTAAGAGCCGTAACTCCATTCAAATCTGTATAAGCCTGTCCTGTATTCAAAGAACCAGCGGTAACTAAACCACCATTATCCAAGAATACCAACCAATATCTATTATTGTTGTCTTCAATCAAAGCATATACTTCGTTCAAAGCAACCAGGTCAACAAACGCATCTCTCAATGTTGTTTGTAATTTCGGTAAATTTACAACCACCTCTGGTTGGAATGTAACTGATTGTGCTACGGTATTGATTCCAAGTGTTTCACTCAAAGAACCAGATTGTTTTGGTAATTCAAACTTAAACCAAGTTCCTGTTCCACCAATAGCAGATACTTCACTATTAGTTACAGTGTAACCTGTGATTGAGTTGTTTGCACCACCCAAAATCCACATAGTTTTGATACCACCCGTAGATGATGTTCTACAATCTAATGTATATCCACGAATGAGTTGTTTCTCATAGAACTTACCAAACCTCTGTAGTTAGCATAACTTGTGTAGATAGCCAAATCATCCAAATGCAATACATTTGAAGGGATGTTTTCGTAGATTGCTGTGAATACATCCAAACCATTTGATGCAGTTGCTGCTGAATAAGCGATTTGAGTTGCTCCATTACCTGATGTAATCAATGCAGTAACACCGTTGAAACAAGCGTTGTTGTAGATAGTAGCACCAGTTGCAGTAGTATTCTGCCACAATTGTTTTTCAACTTGGTTGGCGATGCGATTGCTGATATCAGTTAAAATGACCTCCTCAAAGGGCACTTCCGACTGAAAGTTTGCATTAGTTAATGATTGACTCAAATATGTATCATACAAAGAGTATGGACACAATTGTTGGTTAACCTTTTTATTACACAAGTCAACAGTTACAAGGTTTTGCACTGTATCACCTGTTGGGTCAAAACCACAACTCAAATCTTGAAGGATAACATCGTTGGTTACGAAACCTACTTTTTCAGTTGTTCCTTTCAAGTTAGGTCTAATTGTTGCATATTTTGGTAAAGTCAATCCCAAGATTGCTTTAATCAACATATCAGAACCATAAGAATTGTAAGTTGGTAAATTTGATAAGTCATAGTTAAATGACAATTTTTTCTTATTTTCCATTTTTTTTATTTTTAATTTTTATGTTTATTTTCTTAATGATTTAATCAACTCTAATTGGTAATCAGAAAAAGATTGTGTATAAGATTTCTTTTCTTCTACTGCTTTTCTTTCTGGTGACTTTTTGAAAGTATCAAAATCGGTTTTTAATGAGTTTAACTCTGTCTTGAATTTTCCGTTCATTGAACCAACCAATTCAAGTAGGTTGTTAATTGATGATTTAATGTCTTCAATGTCTTTACTAAAATCAACACTCATTTCTTCTGGTTTCATCATTTCTTCCACATTTTCTCTTTCTGTGATTTTACCATCTTTAACTTGTATTCTGATTTTATTTTCGTTTCCACTTGTGTCCTTTAAGGTTACTTGATGTTCTCCGTCTGGTGCTGGTTCTTTACTACCATCTTCCTTAACCAAGAATACATCTTCACCAACATCAAAAGTAGATGATTCAAGGGTTTGTCCTTGTGCATCTTTTGCTTCTGTGTATTCCATTTCTTTACCTGCTTCTTCTTTAACCTCTGCCTCATCAGCAATATCCTTTTGGGATACGGCAATGATAACTGATTCTGAATCAACGGTAATAACAACACCTTCTCTGGTTTCGTGTGAACCTTCAGGTGCTGGTGCAAGTGTGGATTCTTTTACAACATAAAGGGTTTGACCTGGTTGAAAGTCATCTTCCATATTGTTGGTAACCTCTGTGGTTCCATCAGTAAGGAAGGTTGATTTAAAGGTCTCCTTCTTAAATTGTAATCCTAACATTTTGACGATATTATCAATCGCTTGTGCTGCATTCATAATTTTAATCGTTTATTTGTTTTATTATGTTTATGATTTCTTGTAATAAATATTCATCATTATCTTGACGGGAAAAGTTCATAATAAAATTACCTTCAACTGAAAATCCTTTTACCTTACCTTTCTTAATATATTCATTCCAAATGTAATCTCCTTCTTCTGTGTCCAATACCTTAAATCCACCCATCCAAGTTCCATCAGGTATATTATCCCTTGAAAAACCTAATTGGAAAGATTTATCAGAATCACCCGATACAATCCAACTCTCCACCATTACCACCGAATCAATCTTGTTATCACTATGTTCATAGTTTGTTCTATCCAATCTCTTTTCAATCATGTAAAGGTTTTGTATTTTTTCTATTACCTGTGGTGTGAATTTAACAAAGTATTTTTCCCCATCATCAGATAATCGTGGTATTAGAATATTAGGTATCATTAGTGGAGAATACACCATTCTTTTTTCATCATCCGCTTTGAACCCCATCTTGGACATTCCCTGTTGTGATATGATGTATGCTACCTCACTCTTTCTTTTTGTTTCAGGTGAGTAGTAACCACTATTCGGTAATTGTTTTGGTGGTATTCCCGCAGTTCCTTCAGCCATGCCTTGGTCTGCAATAACATCACCTTGAACCAAATACTTTCTCCAAGCATGAATACAATTAGGTCCACCTTTGTATAACCACTTTGAATATGGTTGTCTTTCATGTCCAAACTCTGTATTGGTATCCCTTAATAAATCTATTTCCAATCTACGGAAATATCTATCTTGAATGGACATACAGAAATCTCTATCAGGTGCTCCTGATAATACCCTTTCATATTTGAAATAGTTTGTAGGTCTTGGGTGGTTTCTTCTTTTTATTTCGGCTTCGGTTGCACCTCTCATTGCTCCAACAACAGCCTCAAATTGTTCATAGTCATTTTCCTTTAAGAAATATAAGTTTTTAATAACCTCAATTTCTTCATCAGAATAATCTTCAACACCAAATTCTTCTTCCATCTTTTCAGGGTGTATCTCACAACCCATATAAACGGTATTACCATCTTCATCTGTGTGTGAATGGTGTCCTGAACATCCATGTTCTGTTTCTCCATATAACTCGGCTTCTTCAGGTGTGGTAAAGACTGGTTCCCCATCTATGAATCCAATCATTGTAAAGTCCTGTTTCTTATCCACGAACTCATCCAAACAAGGACACATAAATTGAATACCAATACTACCCAATGAATCTATTACATCTTCATTATTGTCGTAATGTTTATCTATTCTTAAATCCTTTATCTTTTGTAGTTTAGCCCTATTTGAACCTGTTGCAAATACCTTATCATGTGGTATTCCCAATTCTGTTGCAAGGGGAAGCATTCTCATCTTATCCGACCTTGCTGATATGATATACACATCACTACCTGATTGTAATTCATGTAATGCTAATCCCCTACCTCTTGGTGTATTCAATGTATCATCAAAGTCAAAACTGACATTTTGTCCGATTGAATATTCATCTGCTTCTGAATTACAGATTGCGTATGCTTGTTCAGGTGATTTACCTTCATTTTTAATTAGGTATTCTGTGCATCT